GGCCGAGGTGGGCCGCCGGGCACGACCTGTGGAGCTCCTGGTACTCGACGGAAAAAAACACCTGACCAAAGCCGAAAAACAGGCTCGGGCAGAGCGGGAGGCGGCCATTCGGCCGCCCGACGGGAATTTGCGCCCGCCGGCGTGGTTGAGCGATGAGGCAAAGAAGGAGTTCCGGCGCATCGTCCGGCTGATGAAGGACACCGGCCTTCTGACGATGGCAGAAGTGGACGAGCTAGCGGTGTACTGCGACGCATTGGTCCGCCATCGCCAGGCGACAGAGGTCATCGAGCGGGAAGGCGTTGTGGTTATCGGCGCCAGGGGGCCCATGCAAAACCCCGCGGTGCTGGTGGCGACGAAGTATGCGCAGATTATCGCCAAGCTGGCCCCGCGGTTAGGGCTCGACCCGTCGGGACGGGCCTCGCTAGCGATCCCACGCGAGAAGGAGAAGCAGGTCGACCCATTCGAGGAGAAGTTCGGTCATGCGAGCCTCAACCGCCGTAGCGGTTGATGCAACAACGGAATATGCAAGGGCGGTTGTCGAAGGGCGAATCCTTGCCGGGCGATGGGTTCGGCTGGCATGCGAGCGCCACCTTCGGGACCTGGAGCGGCAGGGAACCGACCAGTTCCCCTTCGTGTTCAGGCCGGAGTTGGCCGAGCGGGTATTCGACTTCTTCACCTACTGCCGGCATGTCAAGGGGCCCCTAGCCGGGCAGCCCATCGAGCTTGGCGACTGGCAGCGGTTCATCTTCGGCTGCATTTTCGGGTGGGTTCACCGGGACACGGGCCTGCGGAGATTTCGCAAGGCATATGTCCAGGTGGCCCGCGGCAACGGCAAGTCTACGATGCTATCCGGCCTTGGGCTCTACATGCTCATGGCCGACGGTGAATTTGGGGCCGAGGTATACGCCGCGGCCACCAAGGCCGAGCAGGCCCGGATCGTCTATAATGCCGCCCGGGTCATGGCGATCCGCTCGCCTGACCTGCTCAAACGGCTAGAGCCAGGGCGGGCGAAAATCGAGCACCCTGCCACAGAGAGCGTTTTCCGGCCGCTAAGCAAGGACGACCAGAAGACGGGCGACGGCTTGGCGCCGCACTTGGCTATCATTGACGAGTACCATGCGCACCCGACGTCGGAGATGTACGACGTTCTGGTGTCGGCTCTGACCAAGCGGGCGCAACCGCTCCTGTTCGTCATCACGACGGCGGGATTCGATTTGTCGTCTCCGTGCTACGCCGAGTACCAGTACTGTTGCCGGCTGCTCGAAGGTGCCGTTGAAAACGAGGAGTACTTCGTCTACATCGCCCAGCTCGACCCCGAGGACGACCCCAAGGACGAGCGGGTGTGGATCAAGGCGAACCCGTTGGTGGCGGCGACGGAGTGGGGGTTGCGCTCGCTTCGAGCCGACCTCAAAGAAGCTCTGGACGACCCCCGGAAGATGCGCAACTTCCTGACCAAGAACATGAATATGTGGGTCGACCAGAAGCAGGACGGCTACATGCCTATGGACCGCTGGCGGGCTTGCCAAGGCGAGCTACCGGATCTAACCGGCGCGGAAGTGTACGTCGGTGTTGACCTGGCGGCCACCACCGACCTGTGTAGCGTTGTCTTCGAGTTCCCGCTGGGCGGCGGCCGGTACGCCGTCCTGCATCACAGTTTCATTCCCGAAGAACGACTGCAGGAGCGCCGGAAGACGGACAAGGTGCCATATGACCTGTGGATTCGGCAGGGATACATGACGGCCGTGCCAGGGGCGCTGATTGACCTAGACTTCGTGGCCGATTGGGTCCACCAGAAGGTGCAGTCCAAAGGTTGGCGGGTGCGAGAGGTCTGCGTGGACCCCTGGCGGGCGGCCCAATTTACTCGGCGGATGCAGGAGTACGGCTACTTGGTCGTCGAGGTGCCGCAGACGATCCGGTATATCTCGGAGCCGACGCTGAACCTGCGAGGCTGCGTGCTGGATGGCAGGCTGGTCCACGACGGCGACCCCGTCCTGACATGGGCGATGGGAAACGCCGTGGCCAGGGAGGACGCGAACGGCAACATCCAGCTTGCGAAGAACCGCAGCCGGGACCGAATCGACCCAGCGGTAGCGCTGGTGACGGCTCACGCCAGGGCCATGCATGCCGAGGTCGCCAGCGTGGACGTGAGCGAGTTCGTGGACGACGAATTCCTGGACAAGTTGTGGGGATGAGCTAGATGGCGCGTGGACGGCGGGAACAACAGAATACCGGNGCCTTGCGGCGGGCCTGGGACTGGTTGGCCCGCCGTTTTCGCGCTGAGCAGAAGCGGGAGGTCATCGGCCTGGACGACCCGCGCTTGCTAGAGATCCTCGGCATTGACCCGGACGACCTGCTGGCCCGGGGAACAGGAGCGCTGCGTGAGGCGACGGTCTACGCCTGCGTCAAGATTCTGAGCGAGGCCGTTGCTAAGCTGCCGCTCAAGGTGTACCAGGAGCTGCCCGGGGGCGGAATCCGGAAGGCGACGGATCACTATCTGTATCCGATTTTGAAGCACCGGCCGAACCCGTACATGACGGCCTACGATTTTTGGCGGGCGGTCGAGGCACAGAGGGCCTTGCGTGGCAACTCGTTTGTCGCCATCGAGTTTGAGACGCGGGGACCGAACCGTGGCCGGGTGAAAGCTCTTTGGCCCATTGACACGTCCAAGGTTGAGGTGTGGGTGGACGACGAGGGCCTCATCAGTACCAGGAATCGGATCTGGTACATCGTCACCGTCGGCGGCCAGCGGCGGCGACTGGAGCCGGAGGAAGTGCTGCACTTCAAGGGGCTGACGGTCGATGGGATCGTGGGCATCAACCCCATCGACTATCTGCGGTTCCTGGTGGAGAGCGGCGCCCAGGCGACCAGATATTTGCATCATTTCTACAAGCATGGCCTGCAGACTCGGGGCATCGTGCACTACGTTGGCGACCTGAACGAGGAAGCGAAGCGGAAATTCCGTGAGCGCTTCGAGCAGATGGCCAGCGGTTTGAAGAACGCCCACCGGATTGCTCTCCTGCCGGTGGGTTTTCAATTCCAGCCGCTGCAGCTTTCGATGACCGATGCCCAGTTCCTCGAAAACACGCAGCTTACGATTCGTCAGATCGCTAACGTGTTTGGCATCAAGATGCATCAGCTCAATGATTTGAGTCGGGCGACGCACACGAACATCGAGGAGCAGCAAAAGCAGTTTTACGCTGACACCCTGCAGGCCATCCTGACGGGGTATGAGCAGGAGATCGCCGCCAAACTCCTCCTCGATTCGGAGATTCAGGCCGGCTACTACGTCAAATGGAACGTGGACAGTATCGTCCGGAGCGACATCAAGACCCGCTACGAGGCGTACCGGGTGGGCATCCAGGGAGGGTTCCTAACTCCTAACGAGGTGCGGGCTCTGGAGGAGCTGCCGGCCCTAGACGGCGGCGATGTGCTGCTGGTCAACGGTGCGATGCGACCTCTGGAGCAGGTCGCACAGGGAGGCGGTAACGGTGCGAGGTAAGCGTAAGTTCTGGCAGTTTAGGGCAGCGGCCGACGACCCGAAGGTCGGCGAGTTGTTGCTTTACGGCGAAATCAGCGACTTTACCTGGTGGGGTGACGAGGTGACGCCCCGCCAGTTCCGCGAGGATCTGGAGGCCCTCGGCGACATCGATGAGCTCCGCATCTACATCAACAGCCCGGGCGGCGACGTCTTCGCGGGGCAGGCTATCCTCTCCATGCTCAAGCGGCATAGCGCCTACAAGGTGGTCTACATCGATGGCCTGGCTGCCTCGGCTGCCAGCATCGTGGCCATGGCAGGAGACGTCATCCGGATGCCGCGCAACGCCATGATGATGATCCACAACGTCTGGACCGTTGTGGCTGGTGACGCCAATTACCTCCGGGAGGTTGCTGACGCCCTCGACCGGATCACCGAATCGGTCGTGGCGGCCTACAAGGAGAAAACTGGTCTCGACGACGAGGAGATTCGTCGCATGATGGATGCCGAGACCTGGATGACCGCCGAGGAGGCCGTCGAAAAGGGCTTCGCTGACGAAATTGAGGAAAGCAGGGCGGTCGCGGCTTCCCTGCGCAACGGAACCCTGTTCGTCAACGGCCAGGAAGTGAACCTCTCTCGTTTCAAGAACCCTCCGAAGCTGCTGGTGGTGCCGGACAACAACGACCCGCCCAAGCCGGCACCCCAGGCAGAAAGGGGGGACTCGGATGCGGAGCGTGAGCGCCGATTGAAGCTGTTGGCGCTGGAACTGGAACTGCTGACTGGCAGCTCCTTTTGATTTTCGACTGAGGAATCCGTGAAGGAGGTTGATCACAGTGAACAAGCAGATGCGAGAACTACTGGCCAAGTTGCGCGAGGCCGAGAATAACGTCCGCGCCGCTATCGCCGAAGAGAACGACGATCTGGCGGCCAAGGCCATGGAGGACGTGCGGAAGATTCGCGCTCGCATCGAGGCGCTCAAGGAACTGGAGGGTTCCGAGCCTGAGGGCGGCGTCCGGCTGGGGGATGATGGCGACGAGCCGCTCAGCAAGGACGAACAAAAGCTGGCTCAGGAGTACAAGCGGGTGTTCCTGAAGGCCATCCGGCGGCAGCGGATTTCACCTGCGGAGGCGTCGATCATCCGGGAGTTCCGCAACGTCATGCACGGGGGCGGCGTCCCCACCGACCCGGACGGCGACTCTTCGCTCATCGTGCCGCCGGACATCCAGACCAACATCAATGCCATCATGCGGGAGTTGAACGACCTCACGCAGTACGTCCGGCAAGAGCAGACCAGGACCCTCTCCGGCCGGCGCGTGCTCGAGGCCGACGAAGATATGGTGCCGATGGCGCTGGTGGACGAGTACGGCGAGATTCAGGCGATGGACAACCCGAAGTTCGTGCCGGTCGAGTACACGCTGCGCAAGCGGGCCGGCTTCCTGCCGCTGACCAGCGAGCTCCTGGCCGACACGGACCAGAACATTCTCGCCTACGTCGAGAACTGGATCGCCCGCAAGGTCGTGGTCACTCGCAACGTGCTGATCCGCAACGTGCTGGCAACGCTGGACAAGGTGCCGGTGTCCGGCATCAACGACCTGAAGCGGATTCTGAACGTGGACCTGGATCCGGCCATCTCGACTTCGGCTATCATCCTGACGAACCAGGACGGGTTCCACTTCTTGGACACGCAGGAGGACAACGACGGCCGGCCGCTGTTGCAGCCCGACCCGACGAACGCGACCCAGCGGCTGTTCAAGGGGCGGCCCATTGTGGTGCTGTCGAACCGCCACTTCCCGACTGTCGGCGGCAAGGCGCCCATGGTCGTCGGCAACCTGCGCCAGCTCATCGTCCACTTCTGGCGTGGCATGTTCGAGCTGGCCAGCACTCGCGAGGGTGGTGAGGCGTGGCGGCGTGACTCGACGGAGCTGCGGGTCATCACCCGTGACGACGTGGTCCTGTGGGACGAGGGCGCGGCCGTCTACGGCGAAATCACGCTGTCGCCGTGACGTGGGAGGTGGTCGGCGTGGTCCGTATACGGTTCACCCGCCGGCGCCCGTGGCTGGATCGCCAAGCCGGCGTCTACCGCCGGTACGGTGAGGAAATCGTCGTGACCGAGGAGCGGGCCCGCGTCATCATCGGGGCCGGAGTTGCGGTCCTGGCGAACGGGCCCGCTCCTGCTGAACCTGATGCGCCCGATGCGCCCATGGCGGACGATCTGGAGGCCATGACGGTGGCTCAACTGCGGACCCTAGCGGCCGAGCGGGGCGTTGACGTAAGCCAGGCCCGCCGGAAGGCGGACATTATCGCGGCGCTGCGAGGCGGGTGATGGCGATGCCGCTCGTGACGCTGGAGGAGGCCAAACTTTGGCTCCGCGTCGACGGCGATGCCGAGGACACCATCATTGCCAACCTCATAGAGGAGGCCGAAGAAAAGCTTCGGGACGCTGTCGGCGAGGCGTGGGCGTGGGTCAAGGAGAAGCGGCAGGCCAGGACGTTTGTCCTGGCCTACGTCGCGGATCGGTACGAGCACCGGGGCCTGACGGTGGGTCGTGGTGAGCGGACCCTGAATCCTACGCTGGCCGGCCTGCTGTTCGAGCTGCAGAACGCCGTGCCGCCGGATGGTGACGGCGATGGTGGTTGAGATTGGACAGCTGCGCCACCGCATCGAAATTGGCCGCTACACGTCTGGTATCGACGAGTGGGGCAACCCTACCGGACCCCAGTGGCAACCCGTGGTTACGCTCTGGGCCGCCGTCGAGGCTCTGGCGGGTCGCATGTACTTCGCGGCCCAGCAGACGGCCCTGCAGTCTGATCATCGTGTCACCGTCCGTTACCGCGCCGGAATCGAACCCGGGATGCGGCTGCGGCACGACGGTCGGGAGTGGGAGATCCAGGCCGTGCAGGACCGCGATGGCCGCCGGCGGTGGCTGACGCTCCTCTGTAAGGAGGTGCGGCCGGCGTGAGGATGCAGATCCGCTTTCGCGGCCCGACACCGGAGGAGATCCGGCGCAAGCTGGAGTTGCTGCCGCAGGAGGTCACGGGCGCCGCCTTGCGCGAGGCCGCCCTAGAGGGTGCCGAGGTCATCCGCGAGCAGGCTGTCCGCAATGCCGAGGCCATCAAGGACACCGGGACGCTCGCCGAGGATATCCACGTCGCCATCGACGAGCGCAAGACCACCAACACCAAGGCAACGGCCATCGTTGGACCGGGAGACAAGGGCTGGTACGGGCGCCTCGTCGAGTACGGCCACGACATCGTGGTCGGCGGCCGCAAGCGCGGGCGTAAACGCGGGCGCGTGGTCGGTCGGGTGCAGCCCAAGCCATGGCTGCGACCGGCCGGCGACGCCAAGAGGGCTGAGGCGGAGCAGGTCGCCATGCAGGCGCTGCTTAGGAGGCTGCAAAAGGTATGGCGACGCAAGTAGAGCCGCGCGAGGCGCTCTGGCGCCACCTGCGGGAGGACCAGGACATAGCCGCTCTCGTCGGCGACCGGATCTACCACCAGGTCCGGCCCGATGGAGCGGCTTTTCCATGCATCGTCGTCTTTCCGATTTCGGACGTCCCGAGACGGTACTTGGGCGGGGTCGCTTGGCGCGAAGCGCGGGTGCAGCTGACAGTCATGGGTACAGTTGAGCCCGACGTTTTTTTGGCGCCGCGGTCGCTCAAGACTGCCGAGCAGGTCGCCCGGGCAGTGCAGGCTTCGGTCGAGGGGTTCTCCGGCCTGATGGCTGGGGCGTTGCAGGTCATCGATTGCCGAGTCGAGGGCGCGGAGTCTGTGCTCCACGACTATGACGACGGCTCGTTTCAGGCGTACATCGACGTCGATGTGGTATTGACGTACAAGACCAGCTAGGAGGGATTCAGATGGCCGAGACCACTGGCCTGCGGACCAAGTTTTACCGGAGCGAAGACGGCACGACGTTCACCCTCATTGGGCAGCTCGCAAATGTAAAGCCGCCCAGCAAGGAACGACAGATGACCGAGGTGGAGGAGCTAGATCCGCCTGGGGATGTGCCGAAGAAGCTGGCGGGATTGCTGAACGTTGGGGACGTCACGTTGACGCTCAATCTGGATCCTGAGAATCAAGGGCACTTGGCGCTTGACGAAGACGTTGATAGCGGCGAGGTGCGGACGTTCCGCATCGTTCTGCCCGTCGGCTATGGTTGGACCTTCCGCGCCATCGTTTCGAATTTCGACCCACAGGAAATCGGGCCGAACGATGTTGTGCAAGCCCAGGTGACGCTGAGCGTCGTCGAGAAGCCCCAGTTTGGGCCGATCGTGGAGGGCTAACGAGCGAGGGGGCGGGGCAACTCGCCCCTCGCCGCACCTCTCATGAATTGCATGGAGGGATAGCATGAGCAATCAAACCCCTGCTTGGTTGGCGGCCCTGGAAGCGGCCATCCCGGCGCCGCAAACTGAGACTCGCGTCATCGCTGGCCACGAGTACACCATGCGGGCCATGACGGCCGCCGAGCGTGACGAGTGGGAGCGCGGCATGGTGGAGTTCGAGGGCGAGGGGCGCAATCGCAAGCTCAAGATGCGCCTGCCCGACAACATGCGGGCGAAGCTGGTCGCCAAGTGCCTGGTGGCCATCGACGGCACCGACATTCCTACTGACCGCCAGACCCGGGCGCTGCTGGAACAGCGGTTGGGTCAGTTGGACGCGCGGACTGTTGGGGAGCTCTTTGATTGGGCGCAGGAACTCAACGGTCTGACTGACGAGGCGTTCACCGAAGCGGCGGGAAACTGAAGGCGAATCCCACCCGCCGCTTCATGTTCCGGCTGGCACTTGCGCTAGGCATGACGGTGGCGGAGTTGGGACAGAGGATGTCCTCCGCGGAGCTTACCGAGTGGATGGCGTTTTTCGGGCTTGAACCCTGGGGGACAGAGGTCGAGGACTGGCGAGCGGCGATGGTGGCCTCGGTGATTGCTAACGTCAACCGGGACCCCAAGAAGCGTAAGCCGTACGAGCCAAAAGACTTTATGCCGCGTTACGAGCCGCAAGTGCAGGAGCAGTCGTGGGAAGAGCAGGCGCGACTCTTGGCGCTTGCATTTGGCGGAGACATCGAGAAATTGCTAGGTGAGTAACCAGTGTCGCTGGCGCCGAGTTCATAGTGACGCCGTCGGCGTGGCTGACATGTGGTAAAATTGTTGCGAGGGCTAGGCTCCGCGGGCCGAAAAGGCGGCAAATCCCACCGCCCTGCCCTCCATAGCTTTGGGAGGCTACTAGGGAGGTAGCCAACATGGTTAAGAACTGTGCCGAATGCGGGCTCAACCATGCCATGCGGCGCGGGGCACAGACGTACATGAGGTGCGAGATTTGCGGTGCGATTATCTGTCGGCCGACAACGGACAAACGTTTTGGAGAACGAATGGCGTTACGCCGGGGCGCTGGCGTAGAACCGCTAAGTGGTCAATGCTGGCATGTCCACTATGCTAAGCATTACGATAAAGGCGAAGCATAAACAGGCTGACCAAGAATAGAGTGCTACGAGGGAGCTACCGAAGATGGGAACTGGGAATAAGCCTCACGGTTGGACGCCTGCTGTTGCAGGTCTACTATCACCAGCAGAAGTGGCGGATATAATTGGCGTCTCTTGGCGAGGTTTGCACCGGCTGATTCGTCAGGGGCGCATTCGGGCGCTAAGGGTTGGGCGTCAATACTGGATCGAGCCAGACGAGGTAGGACGATTCAAAAGACAATGGTGGTGCGTTAAGTGACCAACGCGCAACCGCCCTTCGGGGCGGTTTTCTTTTTGGCCGCCTTCGGGCGGCGTTTTCTCGTGCGGGAGGTGACGAAGCGGAATGGCAACCGTAAGCACGTTCAACATTGCACTGGTGGCCAGCACCGGCCGCTTCGTCAGCTCCATCGCGAAAGCCGAAAGGAAATGGAATTCTTTCGCCCGCTCCGTCCAGCGCCAGGCCAAGACTCTGCCGAAGGCGATCCAAGAGGCGGTCCCCGCCTCCCTCACGCTCGGCCGCAATGTTGCGAAGTGGGCCGCCGTTGCCACCGCGGCCATGAGCGGCCTAAGTGCCGCGGGGGTGAAACTGGCGGCAGACTTTGAACAGTCCCAGATCGCTTTCGAGACCCTTCTTGGCTCGGCAGAGCGAGCCCAGCGATTCCTCCGGGAGCTCGAAGTTTACGCCAGAAAAACCCCGTTCGGCTTTGTTGGGCTCCAGCAGTCGGCCCGCCAGCTCCTGGCTTACGGATTCACGGCTGACAAGGTGCTGGCCATGATTACGCCCATCGGTGACACCGTTGCTGCCATGGGCGGAAGCCAGCAAATGCTGGAGGCCATCATTAGGGCTCTCGGCCAAATCCAGGCCAAGGGCAAGCTCGCCTCACAAGAGTTCTTGCAGCTGACGGAGCAGGGAGTGGCGGCATGGCAGATGCTGGCTGAGTTCTTAGGCGTCTCGGTGCCGGAAGCCATGGATCTGGCCTCACGGGGCGCTATCAGCTCTGCTGTTGCCATCGAGGCCGTGCTGCAGGGCATGACCAAGCGATTCGCGGGCGCCATGGCGAGGCAGGCCACAACGATGGCGGGGCGCTGGGAGCAGATCAAGGACTCGGTGACGACCATCGTCCGTGCTTGGGGTCAGGACGTGGTCCGCATCACCGGACTGGCCGCAGCTATGGGCGTCCTGGCTGACGCCATCGAGCGCGTCGCGGACGCCGTGTCGTTGCACGGCTTCGTTGGGGCCTTGGAACGGGCGTTCCCGCCGTGGGTCGCTCCTGTCATCATCGGTATTGCCGGCGCCATCATGGGCGGCCTCGTGCCGGCTATCTTGGCCTGGCTCATCCCGGCCTTGAAGAAGCTGGCCATTAGCCTGTGGGCCACGCTGCGGCCGCTGACTCCGTGGATGACTGTGGGCGCGGTCGTCGCGCTGACCGCCTACGTGTTGGCTCGCAACTGGGGTAATCTGGCCGAGGTCGGGCAACGCGTGTGGACGGTTCTTGGCGGCGTGGCTCTGTATGGGGCTTCGCTTGTGGTGCGCGGCTCCGCACTAATCTACCAGGCGCTGTCATGGGTCATTCCGGCCCTGCAGGGTAC